CCTGCCAGTCAATATCTGCTTTGGCTTATAATCATTCAATACTTCATCACCATCAGCTTGCAGCGCTGCAGTGGTGTCATTATCACGGCTATCCTTAAAATACTCACGGCGGTTCCACTTGCTTGCGCCTATTCTGCTGGTGTTATATCGCTGGACTGTTAATCTGGCATTTTCTTCACCTTTACCAGCCACAAGCACCCAATTACGCTCATTTGAATGAAAAGTTCCAAAAGCAGCTTCGCTCAAATTCCCATACTGCTTACCAACCAAGCGTGGGTCTCCTGAAGTTCTGCTGTGGTTTGTACCCCGCTGACCAGCATAAGTTCTAAACTGAAAAGTGGCTGGTGCGGTTCTAACCACATCAAAAGCTAAGTAAACGCCATTTTCATTAGCCACATCCGCTAACTCCTGAAGCACAGTCAGAACATTGCGATATGCAAACGCTTTTGTAATGGACGCCCCACCTGCGCCTACATTATTCTGTACAGTCAATTTTCTACGCTCAACAATTGCCAAATCACCTAACTGCTCTCTAACGATAGCCTTCATCATATCATCAGGCTTGCCCGTCTTTTCCGCTTGAGAGCTGCCAGCATAAGCCCACACAATAGCTGTATCCAGCAGCCAATTCGCATCGGTAGCATAAAGCTGGATATACTCTCTGCCTTCTCGGTCTGTATAAAATTGCCAGTCCTGCAGAAAATAAGCGGTGTCATTCTGCAATTCCAGCGAGCCGTGTTTTTCCCGCCATATCTCGAATAGTTGCCCTACCGCAAAGTCCTCATAGCGCATAAGCTGACGGGGAATTGTCAGTACCATATTGCCTATTGAATTCTCTGTACGCACATACTCAAGCGATGTAAACGCCTGAATAACCCCCAATTTCACTCCAGCATCGGTATACCAGTCTACTTGGTATCTCATTCTAACAGTGCTCCGTCTATGCCCCAGAATTTAGGCTTCCAAGTAATCCAAGCGTTGGTAGCTGCGGTTGTGGTCGCCTTATCCATAAATACGCTAATCGAATTGACGCCGGGCTTCAAGTAGAAATTGCCATAATCGCTGCCGGGATTCACATAGCGCAGCAGGTTGCCCCGTCCAGCCCAGCCGCCCATGAATTTCAAGTTAACTGGGTCGAAGTTCAAGCCAATCCATTCGCCTTTCTGAAGCGTCAAGTCGTTGAATTCTATATGTGCTCCAGTTGAGTAATTGATAATGGAGTTAAGCTTTCCGGGACCCATAACCGATATGAAAGGATAAGTGTTAGCTGAACCACTGGAAACATTCAGATTGAGCGCCACCACGCCTGAGACTGCGTTCTCGTCAGGGTATTCTGCTATTGTTGAGAAGAAACCACCTAAATATAGTGAGTCATCTGAGGCAATGTAGATTGCGTGAATCGAGCCAGTTCCCGGCAGATCTATATCTACTGGCTGGAACGCACCCTTAACCGACTTTACAATACGGTCTGTCAATGTAAGGCTCCCAGCTTGCGTAAATGATCCTCCTAAATAAATATCGCCATTGTTAGCACAATAAACTTTGTAAACAGTGTTATTTAGACCGCCTGCCATTAGCGAGCCCCAATTACTTCCGCGCCATGCTGCCACATAATCAGCTTTTGGATCATTACCAGCGTTGGTAAAATATCCACCAATTATAATCGTCCCATTAGGATTTATAACTATTGAGCTTACATAATCATTTAATTCTATTGCGCCTAAACTTGTAAATGACCCGAATGCCGACCCATCCCACCAGCAGATATAATCACCATTCGTTCCGTCTGCGCTTGTAAAAAGTCCACCAATCAATAGATATGTGCCATGCGATTTTAATATAAGGACGGTATCATTTAATCCAGTTGCAAGCGGAGCCCATGCCGATCCATTCCAATAAGCAATACGTTTACAATTGGCATTACCGCTTGCAGAAGTAAAATAGCCACCAATAAATATTTGCCCATTTGGCATAATTTCTATTGCTTGTACTGTGCTGTTAATCCCACTGCCAATTGCACTCCAAGTATTATTAGAGACGGTATATTTGGCGAAATAATCTGCATTGGCAATTCCAGCAAGGTTAGTAAAATTACCTCCTACATATAAATCCCCGTTAGCGTCAAAAGCCATAGTGTAGATAGAAGTTATCGTTGCCCCTGTTACAGGATTACCAACTGCTTGCCATACTTGATTAGCTTTGTTCCAGCGGGCTATCCCTTTTGTATTTGCCACTCCGCCAGCGCTTGTAAATATTCCACAAACATATATATCACCATTCGGAGCTTCTTTTATATCAAGAACAACTCCATTTACTCCTGCCAACGGATTTACATAAGCAGAACCATTCCACTCACACCAGCGCCCGTCTGGGTCACGCCTGACAATGTAATCAGCAGCAAATTCTGCATATAAATCGAGCTCTCCGCCTTCCTCATAAGCGCCATCCAGCAGCCCGCTCGGAATTTCAAAATTGAGAATGGCTCTCTGATGGTTAGGCAAATCAGGCGTGTCAGTCAAAGTAGCAGGCAAAGGAACGCAAAGGATGTCAATCGGATTCGTGGCTTCATTGCCGTTATCGTCAAAGCCCTGATAGCGGATAATCCGTTCGCCGTGCGGTCTAACATCCGAGCCCCAATTAATGCCAAACTGCTCTTCTACTTTCGCACCGTCAAGTAAATCTGGTCTAAGTGCGTCAATCAGCGCTTTACGATTAGCTTCAATCTCACCCAGCGTTTCACCAGTAAAGTCCACAATAATGCTAAATTGCCTTGATTTGCGGATGTGGTCTTGGTATAAATCGCCGCCGGAAGTCATCTTAGTTAATATCTGATTCCAGTCGCCGTGACCTAAACCCGTAACCTGAACCAGCTGGCAATAATCCTCTAAATCCAGCAGCTCGCCGCCCAAGCCAGTATAAGCTGAGCGGATAGATGCGCTGCTTCTAATTGCGCCTTCCCATTTGCAACCATCACCATAGCCGTGAATAAATGTGGTAGCCTTGCTTTCCTGCTCAAATTGGACGCCGTCAACATAGAATGGTAAAGTAGAGCTAACCGCATCTCTGGTAACTTGCACTCTGTAATTAGTTACACTTTCAGTTGCCGATAAAGTAACCTCCATCCTTTGCCAATAGCCAGTGGCGGTAAAAGTTTTAGTTGCTCTGGCTGTACCCGTAGAAGTGGCAATAACAATGCGCATCGGTTGACCAGCAACGCCTTTTACATCACAGCTGAATGTATATTTAAGACCGCTGGTAACTTTCAACCCGCGATTGTAATAAGCAGAACTTGCAACGCCAGTTGCTGTTTTCACTTTCATTGAGCGAGCGCCCCGTCTTACCTCATCACCAGTCAATTCTATTGTTACACCAGCGCCGCTTGCAGTCCAATAACTAATTCCTTGCGGTGTTGCAAAGGTAGGATTCCAAATCTCATTCCTGCCTGCCTTCGGCTTCACTATCCAGAATTTCTTTTGTGTCAATACAGGTGCGGTCATGCCCAAGCCTCCATAAGCTCAAATGCCGTCTTTACATCCGCTGGATTGCTACTTGTCGGCATTGTCAAATTGTATACATTCCCACTTTTATTTACGCCAGCCCGGACGAGTGCGTCAGCGATCGCCCTACCTATATCGTCAGCATTTATGCTCTCTTTAGATGCGCCACCAGCTAACGCTTTGCTCAATGCCCTTTCCGCATCTGCACGGCTCATAATGAAGCCGTCTGCTGACGGTACGAATAACTCGCCCCGATAGCCATATTCCTGCCAAGTGTATGGAGCGCCGCCTTGCACAGCGCCACCTACGGCTTGGGCTATATGTCCAGTTGCAGCATGATATACGATAGTGCCCATCCTTGTAGGTGGGCGATAGTTATCTATTGCGCTGGTATCTAATTCAAGCTTTACAGGGAGCGCTTTCAATCTCCGCTCTTCTATCTTATCCAACTTTTCCATAACATCATCAACATTGTCGTCAATTTCTAACGTTTTACCTTCTGGCAAATTTTCAATATCCCAGCCGAGTTCTCTTATTAACAGGTTATATTGTGCTTGATCTATAATGCCACTGGCTAACAGCTCCTGATAATAATTGGTCTGTTTAGTTGCTGCAACTGTATTCTTATCAACCAACCCCATACTAACTGCTAAATCATAAGCGGCTTCAGCACTCAACCCTTCAGAAGCTATTTTGAACAGCAGGCTTTCAGAATAAGAGCGCATTGCAGCATCGGCATTGTTGGTTGCGTCTGCGACTTCCTGTTGAGCAGTAGCTGCTTTTTTGTTGGCTTCTTCTGCTTGTTTTGCCGCAATGGACTGCGCAATCATAGATTCAGCGGTTTGGTCAGCAGCAATAATACTATCACTATAGATTTCATTTAGAGCGTTCTGCGCAATTGTTAATTGTTCAGTTGTTGGAATAGCCAATCCATTGGTACCGCTAATTAATATGATGATATTATCATATTCATCGGCAGTTATGATTCCAGATTTCATGGCATCCTGCAACTTGCCGATGATT